TGACCTTTAGTTTGTTTTGATTTCATATTATACTTTTATAGTATTAGGAATGTGAGTGCCTGCCGCTTTCTGACAGCGAGTAAGATGTTCTTTCCAATCACCAGATGTCTTATTGATGATGTTACCTGTATGACTTACCAAAGCAGGCGCACTCATAACTTGTGTGTGAGTACCTTCTGCCACGAATTTTTCCATGTTTGCTATAGACATAAACATATCTTCTGTTTCGCCAGTATTAATGTTTTTCATTGTGTAAATAGGCATTATTTGTTTCTTATCCTGTACATTGTTTCTTATAGTTTACATTATGTATAAAAAAGATATGTCTCATCCTTGAGACGCTATCCTAAAACATACGATGAAGTAACTGTAATTACTCCAAAGAGATAGGATCACCCCCTTATTTTGCTATTGAAGTCTCGAATTGCTCTATTACCTGATTGAGGAAAGATTGCCGTTTGGCGATTTTATACGCTTTATCTGCATTTCCTTTCTTATTCAATTTGTGGATATAGTGTCCAAGTTCTTGAGAATCTTTTCTTAACCTTGCTATCTGATTTCTTTCTACCATAGGCGTACTCCGTAAGGGGGTTAGTTAATTAAACTTCAACATGACAAATTATCGGATCAAATCAGGCAATGCCTCCTGTACCAATTTCTTGGTCAATCCTTTCAAGGGGGTTTTCTTTGCAACCATTTTGATTACAATTTCGGCATCTTGTGGGTGAATCGCTTCGAGTACTTCAATGAACATTTTTTCACGCCTGAGGTTTGTGAGTTTTTCACACTCACCAACTCCCTCAACAAAATACTTAAAGAATCTATGATGCCTTAGTAATGTTGAAGGTGCAGTGTTTTCTTCATTTGCAGTAAACGGAGGTGTGCCTTCTGGCAGTTTGAATTTGATAGTGGGATCGAATGTACCTTGAAGTACATCTCGTAGTGCCATTATATTGTTATCACGTAAGACTTGGATCTTGTCTTTACGAGACTTTGCTGATTCAACTAGTTTAAGTATTTGATATACTTCTTTCTTTCTTGCATAACTCATATTACTAACAACCTATCATCTTATTCAATTAAAAACGTACTAAGTGCATTATACACGATCACAGTACGCCTGTCAACCTATTTCTTACTATTATCTAGTCTTATTTTTTAACTCAGATTTAATCCACTTCTTAGCACGAGATCCTTTAACTGGTCTCTTAGACCATGCACCAATTCCCTTGTATGCTGCCATTGTTTTCTTGTCGATCAATTTCAAGATTTCTTTCTTATCAGTAACACCATCAACGTCTGAGTTATCAACAATGAATGTATTCTCTTGACCAAACATCTGTTGGTATGCTCCGATATTATCTTGTACTGCCTGCCACATGGGTTCCAGCATCTTCTTACCAATCGAGCGTTGACGTTTTGTATCACGATCAACAGCGGATTCTAAGTTGGTGTTCACTATAATGATTGCAGTTTCGTATCCCATCTTCTCTAGTGCCGCACGTTGCTTTTTAATCTTAGCAGAGTCTTTACCAGTACCATCAATAACAATACCGAGACGACCTTTAAGATACATCTCTTGTTTAGCGGCAGTCAACTTAGTTGCTTTACCACGTAGTTCTTGTCCTTTAACAGAGAAGATGTTATCCGGATTCATCTCCATGCCTGCTTTCTTCATAGAGTTTTCAAATGCATCATCAGAGTTGACTACACGAAATCCAAAACTACCTAATCCAGTTTTGCCAACAATGAACGACTTGCCACTACCAGGACCACCAGCAAGAAACACTGCTTTAAAGATTGCTGGATCATTTACGCCTTCGTTGATTAGGTCTAGTTCTGCTTGTTCTATTATTGCTTGTTCGTTTATGTACTGTTGAAATTTTAACATTAAAAAATCCATATTGTGTTATGTTCATCTACTACTACCAGATGATCGAGTGTGGTTTCGTCAAGCATATAGAACGCTTCTTTAAGTGTATTTAGTATTGGAGATCCTTTCACATTGAAAGAAGTGTTCAATAATACACCATCAAATTCACTTAATAAATCATGTAGTATTGTATTCTGTTCTTTAGTAACTGTCTGTACTCTTGCTGTCCCATCAACATGAGTAACTGCTCTTAACTTATCTATATGTTCCTCACGAGTCTTTATCGCAAAATTCATATAAGATAGATTGTCATAACGAACTGAGTCAAAGTAAGTCTCTACATCTTCTAATCTACATACTGGCGCGAACGGACGGTATGCTTCGCGTCTCTTTACTACATTAACTTTGTCTTTCTTATCTGCGCCCTTTGGATCAGCAAGTATAGAACGATTGCCTAATGCTCTCGCACCTACTTCCATGCCACCTTGCACGAGTCCGACAATCTTATCATCTTTCAGTATGCTTGCTACATCTGCAATAGTTGTCATTCTGCCTTTGTGTGAATGATAATATTTCTGTAAGTCCTCCATGTCTTGTATCTTTTGACCAGAGTACGTAGTTTCTTCACGCGAGTATTGTGTTGCATGATCGACCATCCATTGCACGAGCATACCGTAGGGAATTCCTTGGTCTGCTGGATTAGGCGGCACGAATAGATTGATATTCATCTCTCGCTGTAGTATATCATTGAACAGTACATTTAACGCACTACCACCAGAGAACACCACATTTCTGTCGTAGTCATCTAGGTTTATGTTCCTAACACTCATAATCTCTTTGAACCATTTTATAGCATCTTTAACAAACGCATCTTGAATGCCTCTTGCCATATCACATTCTGTTTGCCAATCGATCTCATCAATAAATAGTTTATAGGGATTGTACACTTCGGGCGAAGTACTAAATGCTTCGATAAACTTAATCTTGCTGTTAGTACCGTCTTTCAGAGGTTGATTGTAATGTTTCTCGTACAGCATTCTGCCAGGACTAAAGTTTTTCCAAGCGGAGTTAGTCCTCAAAAACAGTTTCGTTGCAGTCGAGTAGGGATCGCTTTCAGTGTTTCCGTACGACGATGCACCCATTGCTTTACCCGCAACATCTAACGAGCAGTCGGTGCTTTGCATTATACTGTATAACGACCATAGGCATGCCTGAGTATAGTTTCTGCCATGCGCTTGAACTCCATGTATTCGTGTACGACTTGTCAGAGGTTTATTAGGATGTTCAGCAGTGAACAAGTGAGTGAACCCATCGTTACCACCACCATCCATAGTAAGTATGACTGCTTTGTCAAATCCCGAAGGAGCGAATCCATTCCATGCGTGTGCTTCATGATGTCGATATGTGATATCAATATTCTTAGTATTAAATGCCGCATTAATGTTATCAACATCGAGCATCATATCATCAGAAACTTTATTATCTGTCAAACGACCCGTGCCATTTTCAATCTGTTCTTTCTTGATATCGTTCAATAGATTGCCACGAATGATGCAGTGATAGTCGTTGGGTATGCCAAACTCTTCTTCTGCTATCTTAGCACACCTTTTAAGAATCTCTAGTTCTTCATCCTTACGTGCGTGACCTCTGTAGTGTTTTATACCTACAAGTTTTTCTATCTCAATAGTATGAAATGTTTTCGCAACATCATTCCAGAAACATAGTGAGGCGTCATGCCCCCAATTAGCGGCGATTAGATTCCTCATAGTTTAAGGTCTATTGAACCAAGGTTCTGCTGTTCGTATTTCGATAGCGGGTTTGGGCAAATGCTTTGCGTGTATTTTGCAACCGATAAACGCATTGTAGTATTGTTCGTCGAGTAGGACATCGTATTCAAATTGTAACTTTGCTTCATAGTAGGAGCATTCGCCTTTAGTTGTGCATAACTTTAGAACTTCACGGTGATAGTTATCAACGCCAGTTCTCTTGATTGACTCTAATAGATGTTCACTCGAACCATAATACTTCTGCCAGTCCGAAGGTACTTTCATTTTTATCTTTCTTTTACGTACAGAGTTCTTGGGTAGTGTCTTGGGTTTCCAGAAGAACTTCTTTCCTATATACATCTTACCTGTATCTATCTCAGTGATACGATACACAAATCCAACATAGTCTTTTAAAAACTCTTCGCTGGGTTCGAATACACTTTCATTCATATTCCACATCTGTTATAATTCCTTAGAATAACCAATAATCATTTTCATACTCTACCACTATATGGTCTAGACCAGTCTTTTGTAAAACATGAAATGCTTCATCAAAGGTATTTAGAATAGGTTTACCTTGAACATTCAAGGAAGTGTTTATTAGTACTCCATCGAACGCTGTCAGTATGTCATAGATTGCGGCATTGCTCTCCTCCGTCACCACCTGCAGTCTGGCAGTATTGTCGTAGTGTGTTACAGAGAATAGTTTAGTTTGATACTCTGGCAACACATCCGCGACGAATTGCATACATTCCATGTTATCAAAGTTTGGTGAGTAGAAATACTTAGGTGCATCTTCCTTTCTGCATATAGGAGCGAACGGTCTAAACCACTCTCGGAACTTAACACGACAATTGAGTGTGTCTTTCATCTTAGGGTTAGATGCGTCACATAGTATAGAACGATTGCCTAATGCTCTCGGTCCTACTTCCATGTTACCAATCACCATCCCTATTATCTTCTGCTCTTTAAGTAAGTCTGCAATATCATTAATACTGACCTTCTTTGCGCCGTATAGTTTAATCATCGGATCCATATATTTGTAATCAAATATTCTTGGACCAGATTGTGTGACATCGTATTTCTTAGTAGTCTTTAGATGTTCATATAACATACCAAAACTTAGACCGCCATCATGACAGTTTGGTGGGATGTATATGTTGACATCAGGAAATGCACGTTTGATTGCTTCGTTAGCAAGAACATTTAATGCACTACCACCAGATATTATCAGATTGTTATCGTGCGCTTCAATCTTATCAAGGAACTCTTCTTTAATAGTTTCGACGATACCTTCTTCGAATGCAATCTGCGCAGACCTAGCAAGCATGAATGCTTTAGTGTTCTCTAGTTTTATGTTATAATCAGTTGTCTGAATACACGGATTGATCTGTTTTCTCATCACAAGTAATGGATTTTGTGAGTCGTTCCAGGTGGCAGGTGGTTTAGATCCTGTATCTTTGTTTAGTTTATATTTCCACCAGTCTGATTTGATAGAATCTTTCATTATATCTGACCACGTGCGATTCACTTCACCGTATGCAGATAATCCCATTAGTTTACCCGGGAGATCAAGATCCATAGTATTATGTAATATCTTGAGAGAGTGTGCCATAGCAGTGTAGACCATCGAGAAATTATAATACATGGGTTCAACTGAATGTCGATTGATGCCTTTGAAACACGAGTACTTGAATGCGGTGTTTTCGCCCCAACCATCATAAGTTATACAAGCAGTGTTCTCGAACGATTCAGGTGCCTGTCCATATGCACACCATGCATGAGCATCATGGTGATCGATGACTGGTAAAATCTCTTTGTCTGAATTGATAATACTACGGTCAATGTATGATATATTCCACCAAATGGGTTTGAAGATAAATGTGCCAAAGTCATTTTCAATGCCATGAACTTCTTTAAGATGATTCAGAATAATATGTAGATATTGAACATTTGCGCTGGTAGATAAACCATTGCTACCCGTACGATTTTTTATGTTGTGGTGTTTAATACCTGAAACACGTTCAAATTCATATATGTAGAACGAGTCGGTATTAGGGTCATATACTGTTAGATTAGTATCATGACCCTCATACAATGCTATAGTGGGTTTCATGTAGTGCTACCTTGATTGAAGATAACACTATTTAGTCTTCTATAAAAACCTCTTCCACTTCTGCTTCAGTTCCGCACAT